GGTCGATCTTGAACTGGCAATGCTTTGTGATAACGGAGATACACTTCCGTACAACGAAACAAAAGCACAAGAGCTGGAAGAACGGAAGCTCAAGTTGTTGAGCGGTAAACGATTCCACCAAAACTCAAGGAATGCTTACTGGTATTACTTAATGAAAGGTAAAAACTGAGCAAGGTAAACTAAAGAAAATGTAAGGGGTACCATGGCTACAGATGATGGGTTAGTACGTCTAATTGAATCATTTACGCAAGGTGGTACCCCTTTACCTGCATTGATTGGTAACAAGTTGGAATGGCAAACCACAGTGTTAACTGCTGCAATGCTCGCCAATGAAAACCTTGCATCTTCTATGGATGCAACAGAAATGGTTGATGCAGCCATTAATTACACACACGTAATCCAAGAACGACTTGGCTACTACCAACAAAATCAAATGCACTCACTTGAACGTTTGCTAGAAAAATGATGTAACCTAATCAGGTACCTCACTTCTAGTAATGGAAGCACCTGCTAAAAACCTTTTGGACTTAAGGGTTACTATTGATTTGGAAATTGAATGGGACGCTTTTAAAGGGCGTACCAAGGAACAATTCATCCAGATGATAGAAGATGACATCCATGATGCTATTCGGGATGCTCGTCCTGAAGTCCAAGAAATTTACCGTATTCAAATCCAAGAACGTTAATGTCTACTTCATTTGACTATCAAGTAATCCTTGACAATTGGAGTGTTAAGAAAGAACAGCAAAAAGCTGACTTCCTTGAACACATGTACAACTGTGCTGGGCGGCAAAACAAAAGTCATCCAATGCACAGTTTGTACACAGGCCTTTGGCAAGACTTCTGTATCAAAGAAGCTGGTCCCGTAATGCGTGATCAGTACTTTGAATTTAAAGCTGCAGTAAATGCTTATGAACAATCGTTAAAAGAATCATCTGCTACTTGACAAATAAATGGCCCATCGTAAGGTGGGCCTAGTTTGAACCAGGCTTATGACTGAACCAACTACTGAACAAGTATTAAAAAGAATTACACAAACCCTTGATCTTAACTTTCTTTCGTACGTAGGGTATCCGCCTGACGACGAAGTTCCTTATCCTGAAGAATTCCTTCACGGATACCACAAATGTATTGAGGATTTTATTAATGAAACTCAAAGACTCGGATTTAATTTACGAGTACAACGCGACAAAAAGACTGGGGAACCCTGCGACGGCTGCTCCGGGGGATGCCAAACAACTACGTGAGCACATGCACGACACGACTAATGTTATGCAAACTATTCAAGAGTTAACCTCAATGGACTTTAAAGCAACTGGCTACAAGCAGATGATGGATGGTTTTTGTGACACGCTTGTTAATGCAGAAGACATGTTTGATGAAGAAGAAATTGCCAAAGCATTTATTGAAGCACTAGAAGAACAACGTCAGTTTTATAAAAGCAAAGAAAATTTTTACAACAATCTTAAAACAACTTTGCGGTTTAAATTGAATGAAAAATAAAAAGCAACGCAAGCAAATTGATTGGGTTTGTGATGATTGCGGTGTTAAATACGGCAGGTGGTACCAGCCTGGGGAAGTATTTCCCAAAACACATTGTGCTACTTATCACATAAATACGTGTGATGTATGCGGTACAAAAGATGTGGCTGTAACTGAGCCAAGGGATTTTGGATACTTAGTTGAAATAGAATAAATGTAACTTGACTTAGTTACATGCCGTTATATAGAGATCCAACAGATACACATCTGTATGAAGTAATTAAAGTACAAACGTGTAGTGGTAGGCCGCTTGAAGTTACTAATATTAGTGGCCAAGCGGTCTCTTTTACTACGGCAGGTACTCCAGCAGGAGATGCTTTTGGTCGTGCACGTATCTCACAGCCACTTACACTATTTGATTCCAGTCATCGTTTTGCTGACAATGGCTTGTGGGCGACTGCTACTGGTGTAAGTTCAGATGCTACGTTTAGTGCAAATGAAGGGTTAATAGATCTTAATGTAACAACTACATCTGGTGGATATGTAACTAGAGAAACTACTCAAGTTTTTTCTTATCAACCAGGAAAATCACTTTTAACGCTTAATACCTTTGTAATGGCACCAGCCAAGACCAACCTGCGTCAGCGTGTTGGTTATTTTAATGCTGCTAATGGTTTTTGTTGAGCGTAGTTCAGTGACTGGCTCTGTAACTGAAAGTAAAGTTGCACAAGCTAATTGGAACGTAGATAAACTAGACGGCAACGGGCCATCTGGTAGGATACTTGATATTACTAAAGCGCAAATTTTTTGGGCAGATATTGAATGGCTTGGTCTTGGTACTGTGCGTCTTGGATTTGTAATTGATGGTCTCTTTATTCACTGCCATTCTTTTCATCATGCAAATTTAATTACTTCTACCTATATCACTACAGCAAGTCTTCCATTGCGATATGAAATTATTAACTTAAATACAACAGCAAGTAACAGTACATTAAAACAAGTTTGTTCAACTGTTATTTCTGAGGGTGGTTACGAATTAAGAGGCGCACAAAATGCTGTTGGTACGCCAGTTTCTGCACCTCGTGATTTAACTGCTACAGGAGTATTGTATCCAGTTGTATCTATTCGATTAAAGGCTAGCCCTAATCGGTTAGATGGTATTGTTATTCCCACAGCTATTAGTATTTTGGGTGATGGTAATAATGCATTTTTTGAATGGCGCCTTCAAAGAGGAGGAACGACTTCAGGTGGTACTTGGGCTAGTGCTGGTAACAACTCTTCTGTGGAATACAATTTAAGTGGGTCTAGTACCAGTGGGGGGGATACCTTAGCTAAAGGATATATTTCTTCTACTACTCAAGGAGCTAACTCATTAGATATTTTGAAAGAAGCACTGTTCCAATTTCAACTTAGGCGTAATGGTTTGACAAATACACCAGAAGAATTTTCATTACTTGTTCAAAGTAAAGTTGCTGGTGATGATGTTTATGGTGCAATTGACTTCGAAGAAATTAGTCGCTGATAAACTGGAACTACCGACTAAAGATTATGTATACCCCCGGTCCTCAACTGGTGCAAGAGCCGCAAACCCCTCCCCTTCAAGCGGTTCCTCAAGCACAAGAAAAACCTAAAGCACCTGGTAAATCTAGAGGTGGGGACGTTGGTTCTTTTATCCAACAGTTAATTTCACTGATGGCTTATGTGCACCAGCTCCAGGTGCAAAGTCATTTGATTCATTTCAACTATGAGGCAGGAAACTTTTTAGGTGTACACAAGTTTCTTGGTAAACAATATGAAACACACATCGAACAGTTTGACAAGCTTGGGGAATTTATCCGCAGTATGGACTATCTGCTTCCTATGTGCCATGACGGTTTGATGGAAGCAAGCCCTGAGTTTAAGCACTGCACCAGCTATAAAGCAACTGAGATGTTAGGTGTGTACTATAAAAACCTTGAGGAGTTGGGTATGAAAACTAAAAAGTTAGAGCCCATTGCTGCCAAGGTTGGTGCTATTGATATTCAGAACTACATGGCTGAGTTATGTGGTGAAGCATTTAAAGCAGCATGGATGATTAAGGCCAGTCTTAGGAATAGTTAATTTTCCCAGTGTTCTAATCGATGACAGTTAGCACATAAAGGAATACATTTATCAATTTCTTTTTGGATACGCTGCCAGGCGTATCCTCTGCATAAAAGATTTGATACACTGTTATCTTTTTCACCTTCGTGATGAAAATCTAATACGCGATAATCAGCTATCCCGCATCGGCTGCAACACAAAGTTTTTTTGTACTCCAACACTTTTTCTTTATTTCTTTGAAGTGTGCTTTTGGTTGACGGCACAAACTTCTTAAAACAAGTACACTGAGTATAGCTACTTTATTCACGTGGAATCTGAAGACACCTACTTACTATTTCTGCGTATTGACCCAGGGGCAGATTATGGAAAGATTAAACTTGGTCAACTGGAACTAACTTGGTTTAATCCAGACGGGTGTGATGACGGATCTTTTTACTTAGGTTGGGGACGATACTGGGAATTGCGCATGGCATACTACAGATCATATGATCCATTCACTGGTAAGGTTGATAATGATTACAACTTTCCTGACTGGGAAATTATCTGTTACCAACCAGAGTTAGGTAGTTGGAAACGCAGTGTTAATATCACGGGACGTGTATTGGATGCTATCAATCGCGTTAAGCGATTGTTTGGTAAGTAATCGACCGGACTGGAATCGAACCAGCTATCCAACTCCCTTGTCGGGGTGTCCTTACCAATGGACTAACGGTCGGTGTGCCCCCAGGTTTGTGCATCGTTGAGAGGCATAGGGGGTCAACGCGGGGGTGATCAAGTCCCCGGCCTACCGAAGTAGGACTTAGCCCGATGCTTCGACCAGAAATTTCCAGTCCGTGCAAAGCGGGAACCACAGACTCAAAAACGATAAAGCGTATCTGAGCTGGAAAGATGGATCAGGTGTGTCGCCTTCTAGGCTATCTGCCTAACGCGCACAGCGGCCTGGCCTCTATCTTTTAAATTATAACAAAAAAATCCTGGTTGCTCAAGCCAGGACATCAACTTTCGGAATCCCTCCTTAGGATTTTGAGCAGTTTAAGTATAGGTTATTTCTTCTTCTTGGCAGCGGCCTCTTTCTTTTTCGCAATCATTTCTTTAAACTTGTCACGGGCAGCAGCTTGCTTATCAGTTGCACCACCTTTACCTTTGGCCACAGTTTCTTTGCCTTTTGGAGGCATTGCTTTACCCTTGGGAGGAACAGGCTTTTTCTTTTCCATTAAAATACTTATTCTTTTTTAATTATAAGTTACTTCTTTTTCGTTGGTTTAGATTGTCTTGCTTTTTTACCAGCTTCTTTAGCAGCCTTTGTGTTAGGCACAAACTGTTTACCAGACTTACTAGCTTCTCTCTTTTTGCGATCAGTTTTTTCACGTTCTTCTTTTGATAAAGAAGCCCATGCTTTCTCTGGTAAATACCGTTTGGTATATCCAGGTTGGATAGCTTTGTCAGACATTACTTTGACTCCTTATATTTTTTAGCAGCAGACTTAGCTTTTTGCCTTTTTTCATACTCATCTTTAGTAGACCACTTCTCCTTGCCCCACTTCTCTAAATCTTTTTGCTTTTCACCCTTACCACCTTTGTATCCGCCGCCAGCTTCTTTATATTCTTGTGCAACAAGCTGGGCCTTGCGTGCCGAAGTTATTTAGCCTCACGGCTACGACCATTCCCCTGGTTTTCCGCCACGGCCTTCACGCATTACTCGGTTTTTAATACGTTCGCGAAGATCGGGTTTAGTGTACTTAGTTTTATCTTCAGCCATAACTACCTCGTTCTTTAAGATACAAAACTGCGTTTGTCAATACATCTATATTATCACCAAATAAACCTAGAGCCCTATTACATTCTTTGCATAATAATCCTCTAAATTCATTGGTTTTATGGTTGTGATCCATGGCTAAAGAGTGGTTGTCTTTCGGAGGTTTCTTGCAAGTTGCACATACTCCATTCTGAGTTTTAAAAACAAAATCATACTGTTCTTTTGTTATACCCCTCCGTTCATATTTTTTATGTTCATGATGCAATAAATCTTGGCTTTGTTTTTTAATTTCTTGATAATGTTTTTTATTGTTTTCTACCCATTTATCCCATTTTATTTTGTTACAAGTTTTGCAAGAAGAGTGTAAATATGTTTTACCATTTTCTTTTCTTTTTCTAAAACAATCCCAAACCAAATAATGACCACACTTAGAACATTGTTTTTGCCCATTAACCCCGTATAAAAGCTTAAAACGACGATTAAGAATAGAACTACACTCTTTGCAAGAGCTGCTTCTTTTTATATTTCCTGCAGAAGTATATCCTTTGTTTTGAAAATCTTCATGCGGTTTTCTAATACCACATTCACGACAGAGCTTTTGCATTAGTTTTTTTGTGCTTTTCTTA